GTGGGAATAGTGTCAATAACAGCTTAGAGGCAAGATTGTTGACACCCCTAGCTCCGATGCCTTGGTAGGGAGTCTCGTACTTAGTGGCGTAGGAGTGACCCTCTGGCGGGACAAGGGTAGGGATAGTCAACTCAGCACAGTCCCTAGCCCGTTCAAGGTAGGTCTGTCTGAGCGTTTCGCACTCACTATAGAGTGATTTAGCGGTCTTGCCGTTATACATAGGCTACACTGGGATATTTAAACCAGCAGTCCCAGAAGAGCTGGGAGCAGCTAGGTTGATACGCAAAGCAGAGCGTCCACGCCTCCGAGACTTAGTGGAGGAAGTAGATAATCGGCTACGACCCGGAGCCTGAACCCGCTTCGCTGTGGGCGTAGGAGCAGGAGCAGGAGGGGGAGGGGGAGGAGGCGGTGGTGGCGGTTTAGGAGATGAGAAACACATGGCTAGTCAATAATTATTCGTGAGTTAAGACAGTTTTATTTTGATCGTCAAACTTTTCTTTCAATAAATCAACGACTTGACGCCTACCAACAGCCATCCAAATCTCCCTCTCTGAATCATCTGGACGGGGACATTGGCTAGGAAAACGGGTCTCCAGCTCCTTTAGGAGAGTCTTAGTCACCCTAGGGAACGGCTGCTCTTCTTCCTCAAACGATGTCATCCAAGTCCTTTGGTAAATCGCCTTTGTCGATTCTATGCTTGGTCTCCAGTAAGGCGAGGCAGTTCCACGCAGCGGCTACATCATGTCGCTCATCGGTATGACCACCGAGATGCTTAAACAAGTGACGCAGCGCGGAGTCCACATAACGAGATAGGGGCTGACCTTTTTCCCAGTTCCTATTCCCGTACTTAATGGCTCCTTCCTCAAATTGTCGGGCAACCAAAAAGATGGCATGGCTTGGAAGGAGGTCATATCTACCCTTGCCTTCTCTGGTGTCCCTAACGCTGCCCGTGTCAAACGCCTCGCGCTTACCGGAGTCCTTAACTTGCACATTATCACTCATAACAATCATCCTCAAGTGGTTTAATTCCACATTCGATAGCAACTAGAGCTTCTATAGCGGCTCCTCTGCTTCCTTGCCATCCGGGCAGGAAGGCGATCCGGTCACACATCAGTAGCTGTCCAATGTCAGTTTTCATGTATAGTTCTCTTGGAAGGTCGGTCTGACCATCAAAGTTCTCTGCGGGATTGACAGGCTCTAAACCAGCTTCCCGTAACTCTGCTGCTTTCTTATGAAAAGCTGGAAAGTTCCAATCGGGACAGCCTGTCATTGGCCCCGAAATGTAGACTTTTAGTTTGGAGTCCATAGGATGACTTCTTTCTTCTTATGGTTGTAGTCAGTGTTCCTAAGGATGCGGGCCAACCTAGCTTGGGACAGGGCATAGTCCTCACCAAACCCCGCTTTCTCATAGGCAACCAAGATGGCTGACCAATAGTCCTCGGCATCCTCAAGTATCTTTGCAGCCCGTTTTGGGCCAATACCCGGACAACCTGCATAGCCGTCTGTAGCGTCCCCAGTTAGGCACTGGAGGTAGAAGTTGTAGTCAGCATCCTCTGGCTCAACATCGAACACCCCAATATCTGTGTTCCAGTTAAAGTGGAGTCCGGGGATGGTGGCGAAGTCCTTATCAATCGAGGCCATCACACACTCACCCTTGCGCTTCTTGGTAGCTGCAATGCCAATCGCATCGTCAGCTTCAAGGTTGTCCACTGACTTGGCTCCCAGCTCATCGCGCATCCACTGGAGAATTTCACCAAGGATCACAGGCTTACGCTTGTCTGCACGGTTGGATTTGTAGGATGAATCCACCTGAGTCTTACGAAAGTTATTAGAGTCGCTAAGGAATATCTCTACAGAGGTTCCCTCGGTTCTGTCCTTGAGCCACTCGATCCAGTTCACTAAGTGAGCCTTAGCTTCCTTAGCGTCAGCGTGGAGTGTCCACAAGTCATCTCCCCAGTTTACAGGTGTCTCTACCTGTGTGGCGTGTTGGTAGGCGACTATATCGCCATCAATTAGTATTGTCCTTTGCATGATAATTAACTTTCTTTAAAGCTGCTATTTGTGCTCGAATCTCTGCCTTTTCGTCTTTGTCCACTGCATCGTAGTAGGTGAGAGCTAGTTTTATCTGAGGGCGTTTCTCAACAGAGTAGGGGAAGATTAGGTGCAAAAACCGTAAAGCCTCCATCCCGTGTAGTACCCAACGAGAGTAGTCCCTAGCGTTTGGTCGGTCTCTGTAAGTCCCGTCAGATGTTCTACCTCCAAAAGCCTCATCCAGCCTGTTGATTGAACGAGGGCAGCAGGAGTTGATGGAGACTCTGAGCGAGTACCTGTTGAAGTTGACACAACCCTCGCCGTCAAAGTATCCAGCGAAGTAAGCTATCTCCGTTTCATTGAGCGGTTTTGTCCTTGTTGTTCCCATCCAGTTCCTTTCATTAGTGTGTTTCAGACCAGTTCTGGCCCACCTTGTATTCCCCATCCAATCGACACCGGAAGTTAAATGAACGTCCTGCATCCTGAATGGCCTTCACGGCTAACTGCCCCACAGTGTCAGCCTTATCTTTATCTACCTCCAACTGCATCTCATCGTGGATGTGACCCACAAGTGCATAATCTCGGGCAAAGCTCCATCCCTTAACTTCCAGATAGCGGTTAAGCAGCACGGTAGCCTGTTTCATAATCAACGCCCCTGCACTCTGTAGAAGAGTGTTCAAAGCGGCGTGTGAGCTTCGGATAGGAAGCTGCCTTCCATCCAGACCGACAAGATAGCCTCGGGCGTCTACGGCTTGTTCAACCGCCTCCCGTAGCTTTTTAAGGGCAGGAGTCTTATCAAGGAACTCCTTCTTAATGCTCTTCCCCTCGGCCTGTCCTTTACCAATGATCTTACCAATCTTTTCGTCACCCGCTCCGTATAGGAAGGCGTAGATAAACGTCTTGGCGTTATCCCTTGTCGGAAGCCCAGCGGCCTTTTGGTTCGCCGTATGGATGTCCTCTTCAAGCAAGATTTTGGCATAGGCTCCACCATCATATCTCGCCATGTAGTGCGCCAAGCAACGAAGCTCCAATCCGCTCGCATCGCATCCAACAAGTTTTTTCCCTTCTCCAACAGTGAACAGTTCACGACATTCCTTTCCATACGGTGAGCCAGCGTTAGGTACTTGCGCTAGGTTTGGTTTGCTGTGAGTGCAACGGCCCGTCACCGCTCCGTTCGTTGTCACCCGTCCGTGCAGACGCCCATCTGCTTTGACTAATTTGAGCCAAGCCTCGTTGCCTTCAGCAAGTTGGCCTAGCCGTTTCTGAATCATTAGGTACTCAAGAAGAGGCCCAGCCTCCTCATAGCCGTCCTTGGCTAACTCCTTCAGTATAGGCTCATCCACCCTAGCCCGTCCGTCAGGAGTGAAGTCGGTTGGCTTCCAGCCCCTCTGCATAAACCGCTTGGCTATCTGGTCACGGCTTCCGGGGTTGAAAGGAATCTTCTTCTTCAGAGGCTCTCCCTTCTCAATCTTTGCCAAAGCCTCTTTCTGGGTTGTCTTATTCTCTTTAGCCCAAGCCTTAGCCGCTGTGGTCGCCTCTGCCTTGGTTCGGTAAGTCTCCCCGTTGAAGTTCCATTTGGTTTTCTTCATCGTCTCCACCTCAGGCTGGAACACCTTCTGAAGCCTGTCCTCAATCTCAGCTCGCTTGGTGGTGAGATCAGCAACTAGCTCCATTGCCTTGGGCTGATCTAAGAGAAACCCATGCCGTTCCTGCTGCTCGATGATAGAGCCAAACTTATGCTCCAACTCGATAGCAGGTTCAGCGTACTTCTTCTGCTCGATAGCCTTCCAGAGTTTGAGTGTCACCTTAACGTCCTGAACGCAGTAATCCTGCATCTCCTGACTCCACTCATCGAAGTTGTTGTTCTCCTTGAAGTCGCCTTTGAGAAGCCCGATGCGGTATCCCCAAGCCTTCAGACTGTGAGAGCCTATAAGGTTCTTGGGGAAGTCTGGAGCTGAGTTAAGTCTACCGAAGTCTCTCTCCTTCAGGTCAGGCCAGATAAGCCTAGTCAGTAGAATGGTATCCCTGACTACACCCTTTGGATACCAGCTCGGGAACAGCTTTCGGATAACAGGGATGTCAAAGCCGACGATGTTATGTCCCACGATAGTGTCAGCATTCTGTAACATCGCCAGCCCTTCCTGTATCCCTCGGCCCTCTGGCTGGTCATTAAACTCATACATCCTCCCCGCCATAAGGTCGGCTATGCAGATGCAGTGAATCTGCGTTGTCTTGTCGAGGAGTCCGTCCGACTCAAGATCAAATATCAGTGTTCTCATAGTCGAAGCTAAACTCTAGTTGTGTTGCGTGTTCCAGTTCGTCCACAAAGGGGAACTCCATTTGTATGTATTCCATATCTCCCTCCATTTTTGTTAGTTGTTGAACTCCTCAGGAAGTATGGGTTCAGGAAACCCTACCTCCCGTGTTCTGCCTGTGTCGTGGCTATACTCCAGCCTTGCACACAAGCCCGTTTCACCTGTCCAGCGGTTCTTTACGATCCGCACTTGTGTCATGTTTCGGTCAGCTTCGTCCTGCTGGTTCCTCTCTAGGCCCAACACTATGTCAGACAACTGACCAATCCCTCGGCTGCCCCGAAGGGAAGCTAAGGAAATCTGTCCACCCTCCTCAAAAGGTTTTCCATCGGAGGTCTTGAGGTGACTTACCAGCACCATGCCAATCTTTAATTCCTCTACCAGTGAGCGAAGTTTGGTCATGGTGACATCAATGAGTCTGCGCTCGTCTCCTCCTTCCAACCCACTGACCACGATGGAAAGGTGGTCTAGGAATATCCACTGGCAACCGCATCCCCTGACCATATAACGAATGCGATTAAGTAGATTATCCGAGTCCACCGATCCAAAGTGGTCGTAGGTGTAGAACCGTCCAGTGCCGACTGAACGCTCAAAAGCTCCTTTTAGTTCATCCTCTTCCACCTCTTCTTTGCCAAGGTGGATAGGTTTAGATAACTCAATGCCGACAATCCCCAAGGCTGTGCGCCGCACACTCTCTTCTAGTGCGATGTAGCCAACGGTCTGGCCTTGGGTCATTAGCCAGTGGCACAGCTCTCGACAAAACTGGCTCTTGCCTATGCCTGACCCTGCGGTAATAGTCACAAGCTCACCTTGGCGTAGGCCGTGGGTCATCTCGGTGACTCCCTCGAAGGGGTAGGGAACAGCCTCAGCTACATCCACCTCAGTAATGTATTCCCACAAGTCAGAGCCACCTACAATCCCATCAGGTCGGTACTCCTTGGCATCCCACATTGCCTTTACAAGCTCAGAGCTGCGGTTAGCTACCAGCATCTCATTGGCATCCTTCAGAGGAAGGGAAGCTATCTTGGCCTTGCCGGGACTAAGGAGGGCAGCACATTGCTTGGCCGCTGCCCGTCCGTGTTCGTCTTGATCGAACATGAACACCACTGTCTCAAACTTTTCGACGTAGCTGATGTTCTTTGCGATGGCCTTGGCCGCTGCTGGTGCGCCGTTCGGGACGCTAACCACAGGCCACTTGAGCTGCTGGGTCTGGCTGACCGACATAGCATCAATCTCGCCTTCCGTTACCACAAGCATCTTACCTCCATCGGCCCATAGGTGCTGACCAAACAGGCCCATGTTCGAGGCGTCTCCAAGGATCATAAAGTCCTTGTTGGAGAACCTGAGCTTCTGAGCAATAATGGCCCCTTCGTTGTCTTTATAGGTTGCTATCTGTACAGGTTTCCCGTTGTAGCTCCCTAATCTGTAATCCCACTTCGAGCAGGTATCCTTGTTCAGCTTTCGCTTGGGTAAATCTTCAATCTCCCCCGATATAAATGTCTGCATTTTAACTACGTTGTGTGTTGTTTTTGGAGCAGCCGCTCCGTCCGTGTGTTCGTATTGATGACAGCTATAGCACCAACCATGTCCATCGCTGTACCGTGCCATAGCATCACTACTGCCGCAGTAAGGACACGGCTCGTGGCCAATAAACTCTGATGATTCTTCACTCATGCAATCCACTCCCCCGGTACGTTCCCCTGCGCCCATTTAAATCCGTGCCTCTCCGCCCATTGGCTATAGCTTGTCCTGCTGTTTCGACTCAGCTTTACCTTGGCGTTCTGAAAAATAAACCGGATGTCTAGTGATGGGTTTGCTTCTCGCACTGCCAACATCTTTGTCCTGTCCGATGCCTTGAAGAAGCCCTTGGCCTCTATGATGACTCCGTTTGGAAGAATAAAGTCTGGTGTGTAGTTGCATTGGCGAACGTATCCTAGCTTGATAGTTTCGTATTCAAACCGCACCCCAGCCTTAGACAACTGGGATGCGATTTGCCGCTCGAACTTAGAGCGGTAGGTTGGGTTTTTAGAAGTCACCAGCGTGAGTTGGTTCCTCTTCGTCCAATGGTGTTCCAAAGGCTGTGTCTGGTAAGCTCTCGCCTCCATTCACTTTTTCCTCTTCATCCACGGTAAAGCCGTAGGATGCCGCATCGGATACGTTAAACCCGCTGCTTCCTTCCTCGCGAACCATCACCGCCTCAGGCTCAAATGTAATTCCAAAGCCAATAGCAGAGTAATATGGAACCATGACGCCTTTTACTTGGATTTTAGCCCCGTAACCAACTTCGTAGTCCTTATCAGTTTTGACGTTTCCATGCCTGTCAAAAATTACAGGCCGCTTTTCAAAAGCAACATTGCCCTCCTTGTCTAAAAACTTATGTTTCATCTTGTACAAGACAGCAATGTTTCCCGTCTCCTTATCGTCTTTGTCTACTTCAGGTATAAACCGAGGATATGGAGATATTTTTAGTTTCTGTTTTCCCTCAGCTTCGCACTGCCACTTGTACAGTTCTTTCACCTTTTCATCGTAAAGTTGCCTGTAATTGGCAACCTCCTCAGGCGTAAGAATTAGGTTAACCTTAAACTCCCCTTCAATGGTTTTGTATTTGAAGTCAGGTTTGGTCAGTTTCGGAAAACTCGCCGTGCCAATAGGCGAAATAGGCATCGCTATCCTTGGTTTCTTTATTCGTTTACTCATAGTTTCCTCAATGATGTGAGGACAAAGAAAGAGACAATCCCTCTGTGCCCTCGGTTCTACTCCTTGCGAATTAGCCAAAAAGGTAACTCGCGTTACGAATCTTGGCAATTTCAAAATCACCAAAATCCACTGATTCTGTATTAGTTTTCAATAACTTACTGGATGGCAACAGGCCACCAAGTTGCTCTTGAAATTGGGTTAGCTGGCAGGGGGTAAACACTTCTACAAAGGCTTCCTTAGTCTGCCGCAAAAGTTCATCAATGTTCCCAGCGTGGGTTCCATAACAATCGTGAATCGTAACAAGGGGGAATGGACATTTATTGACCACCCTGTGCATCACCGCTGCGTCTAGCGAGTGGACAAAGTTGGGAGCAATAGCCTGAACTTGCCGTCTGACGTTAACTTCATCAGGAATGCTCTCGTTAAGTACGACATAACGGAATGAGCCAGCGATGGTTGTTTTAACGGTCTTGGCTCGCATCTCGTAGTAGCCCTGACTAACAGGGAAGCCGCAAGGGCTGACCCATTGGAGGGCTTTGTTGTTACTGGCCACTTCTTTGGCTATGTCCTGAAGCCAAATCATTGTGCTGGCAGCGTCAGGGACGATCCGGGCAATGGCCTGAGCCACTCTCTTGGCCATCCACATGACCGTTTTACCTAGCTCTAGCTCGCCCCAAAGCTGGTCATTCTTCATTGCCTGAGCCATAGCCGCTCCCTCGATCTGCTTACTGAAGCCATAGAGCTTGGCTCCGTAGGGGAGGGTCATCACAGGCTGCTTAACCAGAGAGCGGGTAATTCCAAAGTCTAGCCACTGTTTAGCCTGAGGCTCGGGTCTGTTCTTGAGAATACACACCAGCTCATCGGCTACCCTGCTGTAGATGTCCTTAGGCTCTCCGCTTTCGCAGCAGTTCGTGGCCTCGGCTCCCTTGGCATCCCGTTTCAGCAGTGAGAGAATCTGTAGGCCATTGGAGCTGGCATCCAGTAGGATGGGTAGGGTGCTTTTGAACTCCTTGGGGTTATGACTGTACGATTGGTATTCGATACAGGCCCGGAGGAACATCCACGGCTCATCGGCTTCTAGCCACCAGCGGTGATTAAAGGGGTCTCCAGCACAAGCCATGATCTCCTCTCGGTGCATCTCCACCCATGCCTGTCGTGCCTCAAAAGAAACCTTGTCCTCGCCAAAGCAATTAGCGATGTGAACCCGTAGCCAGTTTGCTCCGCTCTCTCCCAAAGGCTTGGCTTCGGCAAAGTCTAGCAAGGCCCGAGAGTATCCACTGCCTTGTGGGTTTAGAAAGGTTGGGATGTAGTAAGTCCTCCCCCTAAAGTCACACTGAGCGGGGAAGTAGATGTCTTGGTTTAGAAACTTCTTGGCTGCTGTGAGTATTTTAATGAGGCCCACACGGTGCATCTTAGTGTCCACGTTGGACTTGTAGATTTGTGTGGCCGTGCTGCACCAAGCCTTGTAGGCAGCATAGTTGGTGTGGAAGTCCTCAGGGATGTCAGGCTTATGCCTAACCCGAGTCATAGTCCAGCCGCCCTGAACATCGAGGTCTCTGTCCCAGAACTCCTGCATAACTTTGTAGACACGCTCGTTGACCCGCCACGGCACACTCTGGAGCCGATTGATGGACTCATAGACCTCAGGCATTGAGAAGCCTTCGAGGGACTTCAGGTATTTTGGGTCGTAACTTTTGACGATGTAGATAGGCCGCTTAAACTCAGCTCCATATCCCCCTGAGGTGGGGTCTCCGTCTACCCACTGGATAGGAGGCTCGACCATCGGTAGGAAGGATGGAGTCAAAGCCTCGGAGTTCTGGGCGTACTGCTCTAGCCATTCCATGCAGTCATCTGTGGGCAGGACATAGGTGATAGCCCTCTTAGCTCTCAGGTATCGTTTGCTGAACTCAATCAGACCTGTCCGAGCCTTGAAGATTTCCAGACAGGCGAGGCCCACATGAACACGGGCTGTAGTTGACCAAGAGGTGTAGCTGTCGAGCTTGTGCCGCCGCATAGATGCCTTCTGCTTTGATCGGCGGAAGTCCTCACCATGCTTAGTCCTCTTCATGTAGGCTGCGATATGGTTGAAAAACTTTGGATGCTCCCCTTTGATGTGCGTAAACCGAGCCTCATCTTCCAGCAGCTTACCGATTGTGCTGGCAACTGCGGTGAGGGTACGCTCTCGGCTGATGGAATCTAGGATGACTCGGGAGGCAAGAACTGCGGTAACATGAGGGTCGAGTTGGGCTAAGTATTGGACTGAGGTGTGCCTGACTCCGGGCTTACTGGAGGCGTCTGTGACCCACTCGTGGATTCCTTTGGCTACCTCGTCGGTGCAGTTAACGAGTAACTTCTTTGCCCCACCACTGCGGGTCTCTCTGCCCCGACTTATCCCTGACTCTCGCCTCTTCTGGTCTCGGATGACAGCCCTATCCATCATCTCGGTGTCGAGTTGCTGCTGTTGTTGTATCATTGGTTCTCCCCTTACTTTGCCACTGTGGCGACCACATAGGCCGTCATATCCTACTAATAAATCCATTAGTGGATAGAATAAAGTGCTTTTTTCATCTTGTGATTAGTTGGACTGTATTCACTTATGGATGGATTTGTGGGGGGATTTTAAGTCCACTTATGTCTGGTGCGAGCGAAGGGACTCGAACCCTTACACCCTTGTCGGATAACGGGTTTTAAGCCCGTTGCGTCTACCTATTCCGCCACGCTCGCTCGCCACAGAACCCCACATTTACCACATACCATGCCACAGTATAAAAGTCGATGGATTTAGTCTATTCTGTCCAGCTCTCGCTCGACTTTGACCCAATACTTTTCTGTGGCTTTCTTCCGGTGGCCTGTAGGCCCACCATTCCACATCCGAGCAGCGTCCTCGAAGGTTGGCTTGCGTCCGAGTCGCCTCTCGGTGCAGTAGATTTTCATGTAGGCTCGGCAGATGGTCTTTGCCTTTTCTCTGTCGTAGCAATCGTCAGGGAACTTAAACTGTCCCTGCTTGCGAGCTTTGCGGAAGCGGTTCACATCTTCCACTACTGCTGCTCCGATCTGGAGAGGGCCATGACTAGCCCCACCATCTCCCACTGCGTTGTCATTCCCACTCGACTCTACTGCAATGAGAGCGGCAAGGAATTTAGCTGTTATTATCATTAGTGTTGTGTCTCCTAGTTAGTTAGTTGGTGTTGTTTTAGTAGTTTCTTGGTCTCTTTAGCTAAAGCGTTGTCCGCCCATTTGCCTCCGAGGGATGGATCGTAGGAAGCTCTTTTGCTACTGTTCTCGTGAATTGTAATCACTCTCAAGTTGTCTTGATGGTGTGCTCCGCCAAGGAACAAAGGTATAATGTGGTCAACGTGATGCTGTACCCCTGAGAGTTTGGTGGCCTTGCGTTGCAGCTCATCGAACTGGGCCATCTCATCTTCACAGCTATCTGGTAGGTACGCATCGTACATCAATGCCCTTCTGTGCCAGCTTTTACGCAATCCTTCTGACTTCCCCTCGTCAGTTTTGCTCCGCTCCCTAGCACGAACATTTCGGATAGGGCGTTCAGCTACTTTTCTACATTCCTTGCTGCAATACTTAGAACAATTCGCGCCCATAAACTCTTTTGAACAGTGCTGGCAGACCTTTTTATGATTGTAGTATCCTTTTCGAAGACTCGTTCTCTTCGCTTCGTATTTCCCCCTGTTAGCTTTGTCCCAATTTATCTTTCTGATCTCACCGCACTTTTTACATCTGGGCCTCCTTGGGTCAGCTATAAAGTTTCGTCCACAATCAGGGCATTCTCTTTTAATTTTCTTAAACTTTCCGGGGATAAAGTCAGGATTTCTTCGGGCTTCCCTGTATTGCTTGTTGTATTCCTTTGCATATCTCTTGACACACGGCTCACATCTTTTTCTGGAAGCGTACCCAAAGAAAACCTCGCCGCAGTCAATGCAAGTAATATCTCGATACTTTGCTTTTCTCCCCTTCTTCACTGTCTCCCTTTTTGTTGTTGTTAGTTAGTTGGTGTTGTTGCTTCCAGACGCTTCTCCTCCAATTTGATAATGGCGTCTGAGAGATTCTTTGGTGCGAGGTGGGCATACCTCATGGTGACTTGGATTGACTTGTGTCCAAGCAACTCCTTTACATCAAGCAGGGGAATCCCGGCTTGAACCATGCGTGATGCACAAGTGTGCCTTAGGCAGTGGGGAACGTATTGGGTGTCCTTGGTGAACCCGAGGAGTCCCCGGACATAGTTCCAGACATGGTTAAAGCTGGTCTGCTTGACGTTGGCGAAGGGACTCTCTAGGCTCAGCGTTTGCCGTGATTGTAGAATGTCTTGCACACGGCTGGTCATAGGGACTGACCGAGGCTCATCGTTCTTCGTTTTCCAGATCGTGATGAGGCCGTTCTCTACGTCCTTCCATTCGAGGGCAAGAGCCTCCCCCACCCTCATGCCAGTATCCACCAGCACAAGGGTGAGGTCGGCCATATCGTTGCGAGCGAGATCGCGGAATTTTGCAACGAGTTCATCCTCCTCGGCGTAGGTGAGCCAACGGATGCGTCCCTTTGGCTCCTTCTTACGCTCAATCTTTGGCATACCCCGCAGCCATCCACGCTCATGCCCGAAGCGGAGCATCTTGCTCAGAGCTGCCAGCTTCCGGTTAATGGTGGCATTGGAGTTGCCCATGTCCTCTAGTGACATGATAAAGGTATCAATCTGCTCAGGCATCACATCCTCTAGTGGATTGGATGAGCCAAAGAAATTAACCACCAGCTCTGCGTTAAGCCGTAAGGTTTTTTCAGCTTTCGCGTCCTTCCAGTAGCGATTGTAAGTGGCCTCTAATAAGTCACCCCAAGTCCGGTTTCCAGCCGAGCTAATGGACTCTACAGGCTTACCTTTGGCTAACGCTGCCTTGGTTTGGTACACGAAGTCCTCAGCCTCCTGCTTGCTTTGGAACTGTCTACGGATACGCTTGCCCTTGTAATGGACAGCCGCTTGAAATGAATTGCCTCTTTGGTTAACGCTCACTTGCTTTTCTCCTCTCTATGTCTGTACGCACTGATATGAACTTCTCTATTGGCTGAAACCATGTAGCTATCCTTCTTTCCTTCGTCGGTGGTGTATTCAACCTTCCGCTTACTAATGGCCTTAGCTACAGCTCCGCTTTCAGTTACTCTGGTGACTTCGTAGGTGGCTCCGTCCAGCTCTAGGGTATCTCCTACCTTTCGGCGGATCATCCCGTTCTTGATGACCGGGACACTCTCCCAGACCTCGAAGCTCCCAATCTTGTCGCGCTGGATTTGGATACCCCAGCGGGTTTCTCTTTCAGTAGTCATTCGTCTCCCTCATCACTGTTGTTATCGTTGTTGTCGTTATTGAGTTCCTCCGCATCACACTTTGGGCATAGCCATTGCTGTGAGCTGAAGTGATACTCGCACCGAACTTTGTAGCCCCCGTGGTCACACGTTGGCCCATCTAGTTCCCAATCACTAAAGTCATACTTAGGCATCTCTGCTGCTTTTGTTGTTGGTCTTTCCTAAAACGAAATGCTCGAAGAGGAGAGCCAGAACAATGAGAGGTATGCAGATGATCCAAACGCCTATCGCTAGGATTAGTGTCAGTCCCTCTATGATTGAAGCCCTTACTTCTTTCATATCGCTGAGGCAAAGAATACATTAGTGGATGAAATAGACAAGAACTTTTTTATTTTTCTTTTGACGGAGGAAAGGGATAGTCAGGAGCCAACCCCAGCGTCTTGGCTTGGGCATTTCGCTCCCCTCGAGTTTTGTTCATGGTTTGTTCTGGTTAGCATAGAAGAAACGGTTAACGCAAGGGATGGAAGAAACGGTTAACTAAGAAACGGTTAAAGAAACGGTTAATTCCCCCGTGCCGATGCCGATGCCGATACAGTCATAAGTGGTACGTACACGTATGATCTAGAGAGAGGCTTCGTTAACGATAAAGGTAATGTTGACCGATTGAATCATGATTGAATTGGTGGTGATTTATAGGGGCGAGCCTGAGGCAAGACGATTTGCCTTCCGGTGTGTTTACCTTCGGAGAAAATAAAAAGCCCTTAGGCGCGAACCTAGGGGCACAAAAAAGGCCCGCGCATGGCGGGCTTGGTGTTTTGGTTGGGGTCAATGGCCCTTTGCCGATATTAGTAGGGCAATCAATGTGCCGAACTGGATTAGGGCCAATAGCGTGTCAATGCTCATTCCCATCCTTCCGCTTGGGCGAGGCGGTCTACTTCGTCCCATGTTATCCGGTGACAACCGACAACCAAGCCGTGCTCATTCACTCGATTCAATGGGAAGCCGCCAACGTCGAAACTTTCCCCGGATTCGCTTGACCATCCGATTTGGCGCAAGGGCCGGGTGAAGCGGTAGAGCAATCGGGCATCATCTAAGGGCACCCGTGCGCCCCATGACGTCTGGACGTCACGCTTTTGGGTTCGCCCCACAAACCATGGATTTAACCCTTTATCGGACATACTGACATCCGTCCTTAGATAGACCTTTCGAACGCCGTGAGGCATTTGGCTACGGGTTCCCGCTTTCCATTCCTCGACGGCTTCCCGGTTTCTCTCTTCAGCTTTCCTTGCCCGCTCGGCTTCCCGTGCTTCGGTCTCTGCTTCCCATCTCTCCGCCTTGTCAATTATGTGCTGACGTTCTGCATCAGAGATTCTGAGGCCTTCTATTGATCCGCGCAACTCCGCCACGTTGCCCTCAAAAAAGGCATTTATGTATCCATGCGCTTTTGCGATAAGGTGAACGGCTTCACCGAGGTACATTTTGCCGTATTTTTGCGCCCTTGCTGCTTTGCCATAGGCGGCGGTGATGCGCTCCCGGTAGGAGTTTAGATTAAACTCGTGTCGATTTGCAAACGTGGCTGTGACTCGTGGC